CAATCCAGGCCTGTGTCTCGCAGGAGCCAGGCTGAACAGCAGAAACGATCTGCCCGATTGCGTCTTTTGTCTGATGCACTTAGTCAAACGGTACAGTCTGCTGGTGCTTTCAGGGGTGGTGCGGTTATTCCCTACGATAACACGGGAGTATTGCAGAGCATGCAGAATTACAGGCAGTTAATTGCTGATGATGCAGAGGCCATGCAGGATTGGAGGTCTGAGAAGATTAAGAATTATCTGTCTGGGCTCGGTAAGGGTGCCACTGCACAAGACCGTAGAGATCGTGATGATACTCGTATGGATCATGACCTGGAAAGAGACCAGGCTCGTCGTGATCACGATCTGCAGAGAGACCAAGAACGCAGAGGTTTTGATCGTCCGTACAGGGATGCTCAGAGATGGCAAGGAAATCAACGCATAGCCATTGCCTGGGAAAACCTTCGCAGGCTCCAGGAGCAGGATGCTACCCGCTGGGGTAGAGGCGGTAGAACTCCTGGTGATAGATCGGCTAACAAGATATACGACCCGCAAGATCGTAACACGGTTTTGTTTCAGATGAGTGATGGAGAGAGAGAGCAGGCTGAGCAGATGGTTATTCAGGGATTATCAGAGATGATGAATGACCCAGAGATGAGCCAGTTACTTAGAGACAAGAACCTTCTGGACGTAAGGACAAGCCTGTTACTGGTTAACCGTCAGAATATTAGCTCCGATGACAGATGGGATTTGCTTTTGAAGTTCTGGGATGTTATTCCTGGGGTAAAGGAATTCCTTGCGTCTGGAGAAGAGGAGAATACATTAGACCCCCATGGTCTGTTTACTCCTCAGCAGTCTCAGCCCAGGTCGGGTAGTGAGCAGAGCTTTCCCCAAATTGATGAGTGGAATTAATAATAACACGACACTATGGCAGACAAAAAAATAAGTACGCTGGAGTTTGCGAAGATATTGAGGGAGCGTTTCCCAAACACTTCCGCGAAGATCGAGGATGACTACACTCTTGTAGGTTCTTTCCTCCAGTCGAACCCCGTGTACAACAGACAAGTTAACTTCCAACCAATCCCCGAAATGATGGCACGTCGAAGTGCCACAGATAAACAACCCCCGTCGGAGTCTCCGCTTAACGAGGTGCTCAGTGAACGAAAGTCGGTTATCCCTGAAACCCAACCAAAGATTACTACCGACTCGCAGGAAATTCCTTCACCTGTAGCCGTTGAAGCTGCCGCACCTGACCTGGAGGCTCCGACTTCTTCTCCTCCTGTGGAAACAGAGGTGTCCGAAACTGGACAGGTTGTACAACCTCAGCCCCAGGCTCAGCCATCTGACAAGCGTCAGGCAAGGATTGAGTCAGGAGAGATGGCTTCTGAGGAGTCTCGGAGCTGGGCGAGAAAGGCCTGGGATTGGCTGGGTGATTTACAGCCACGGGATTCTGCCATAGACCATCAAACTCAAAGAGAGACCAGTGCTGCTGAGACCACAGAGCGCATAAGGAGTGACATTGAGAACTATCAGGCTCAGGAGCTACCGCAGGTTGCGAGAGGTCTCGAACAGGTAAACAAACGCCTGAACGATTTAAGAGAGACCACTCCTGCTATACAAGATCACGTTACCTTTTTGGGTGAGCAGCCTGTGACAGGTGAATACTTTCGGGTGCAGAATGAGGCTGGAGAATGGGAGGTACTTCCCAAGAATGACCCTTTGGTTGTTCAGATTAAAAGGGATGAAAACTTAATACGATTTTCACAACAGCTTAATAACAAGGTAGATAGAATTCTTAAAGAGGTAGGTGCTCAAACTTACTTCGGTTCCAGTGTCCGTGGTTTTGCCAGAGCTACATTAAGCGACCTGCTTACCATAAATATGGGTAGTGTGGCCAGGCAAAAAATGATGGCAGATGTCCTCAACAAATGGGATTCTGGTGAGGAGTTAACTGACTATGAAAACGCCATGATGGCGTCCATTGCTCTTTATACACAGACTTTGGCCGAGGCTCAGACTACGATGTTTGGGGATGCCGCCCATGGTTTGACTGAGGTTGCTCCGTTCCTTGCGTGGTTTGCTGCCACCAGGGGGATGAGTGCGGTTCCGTTTGCTAAGTGGCAGACATTTTTGGCCAAGTATGTTACCAACCCCTATTTGAATGCTACGCTGCAGACGGGTGGTTTTGTGGTAACACAGGGAGGCAGGTTTGTTGTTAACCCCCAGACATACGAGGATTTACTACAAAGGACTGGTGGTTCTGCCATGTTACAAGAGGAGTGGGGTGTTACCCAGGAGCTCTTTGATGATGAAGGAAACCTCCAGATTGAGAGAATACCTGGCGAACCTTTCAGTGATGTATGGTGGAAGTCAGTACTTATGGGTGCTGCCGACCCCGTAATGAACTCCTCTGGTCTTCATCTTCAAAGGTTAGCCACACATATGGCTACGAGGTTGGCTAACAATCCAGCCTCCAGGAATGCATTTATTCGGTCGTTAAAACAGATCGGAGAGAAAAACTTTGGTAAATTTGGCCAAAGGGTAGGATACCATGGATTTGCAATTGAGCTTATTGAGGAGCAGATGGTAGCTGTTGTACAGCAAGGTATTGTTGAGAACAACTGGGGATTCTTTATTGACCCCAGACAACAGGGTACGCTTTTTCTTACCATTGCAGGTATGTCTGGTACTTTCGGTGGCCTTCGTGGTGGTGCTGGATTCGCGAACCGCGTAGTGGCTGACAGAGAGAACAGGCAAAAATTAGCCCGTGGGCACCAGATTCTCGACAAGCAAAGGAGGCATCTTGCAGACATCTTGTCCGAAGATCAATATTCTTTTGTGATGGAGGTGGAGCAGAACACTATCCCCTCAAAGCAGATCGAAGCACTTATGGAGATGCAAGACCTGACAAGTGAACAGGTCTCTGCTATCATGGGTTATATGTTCCAGTCTCACAATCTCAGGGGGATGCAAGCAGCCCTGGACGCACAGAAGAATGCCGACGCCTTGAAGGATTTGGAGGCTATTGAGGTAGATGCAGAGAGCTATCTCGACCAGATATCCCACGAGGATGGCAACATATACGAGGTTCAGGCTATGGTTCCAGGAGTCGGGATGGTCGATGGAGCGATCATCAAAGGAGACCCTATGGTCGAGTCTGATGCTATGCTCTTTAAATATGAAAGGACGGAGGGGAAGTACGATGTTGCTATGATCTCCACTAAAGACCTCAATCCTCAGTCACTAAGGCAATCCACCAGGGATGAGGCCATGTCAGAGATTATGGCTCAGCAGGCCATGGAGGCTCAGGAGAGATTGGATGCACACAGGATTCAGAACGAGATAATGGCCGTAGAGGCTTTGGATATGGTGGTTCCAGGCACCAGGATAGAGTTTGAGGGCAGGGGTGGCGTCGTTATGCAGAACCTAACAACCGATGGCCATGGTATCCTGGTAAGGTTTGATGGTGATACTAACCCAAATAGCCCAGGTGAATTGGTGCCGTTGGATGATTTTAATAAACTTGAAATAGTCGAAGAGGCTAATGTACAATCCAGAGATCGAGAAGCAGAACAAGGAGTACAAGAGACAGAGACACAAGAAGCGGATGCGACACAGGAAGCGACAGGCGAGGGTGAAGGGCAGCCACTACGAGAACAGCCCCCAGTGGTTGAAGGACAGGATGACGCTGCACTCCAGCCAGGTCAGGTTCCGAGATTAGAAACTGGTGCCGTTGACTTTAACTCTATTACTGAACCTGCCATGATGGCTGAGGCTATACAGATGGAGTTTGGTGAGAGTGCCCTGGATGTGTTAAGGCATCACGTTGAGGTTAACCAAAAGAAGATCGAGGACAGACAGGCTCAGCGGCCTGATGACCTCAATAAGCAGGCCGAGATAAGGGATGAGATAAGGGAACTTTCCCGCAAGGTAGACCTGTACCAAGAAACCATCGAGTTCATAGAGGCTGAAAGACAAGCTATCAGGGCTGATGATAATGTTGTACAGGAAATTAATGAGTTACCACTAACCCATGTATCTGGAATAGGTATGGGGCAGAACCAGGCTGCAGGAACCTATGTGAGCACAGAAGCTCAGAACAGATATGCTACAGAAGATTCACCAGCGCAACCTGTTACCGTAAATATCGAGAACCCCTATATAGTCAAAACCGACCCAGGCCTGGTAGATTTTCGGAACAGCTTGTTAAGAGAAAACCTGGAAGAATTCACTGATGCCGACTTTGAAGGTGGTCAGAGATTGATGAGCAGGAATGTCACTATCGAAGATTTATCCGATGCTGGAATGCAGAAGCTCGCGCATATGGTGACAGAGACTCTGCAGCAGCAAGGTTACGATAGCATTTACTTCCGTGAGTCCGAAACTCAGGAAGGAGAGCTTGTGGTCTTCAATAACGAAAACGTTCAGTTTCAGGAGGTTGCGCCAGAAAAATCGACGGCTGATGCCGATCAGGCTGTCGCGGAGCCAGTATCAGATATTGATGCCATTGCGGAGGCTGATGCTGCTATTCGTGATGACGCAGAAGTTTTTCAGGAAGTTCCCCAGGAGGTAGAGTCAGAGGTTGACGTTGCACCTGACGCTGTACCTGACGTTGAAACCCCGCCTCCACCTGCAGAACCAATACTTGCACAGGGGGTAGATTCCTTGCAAAGGGAAGGCCAGGTTCAGGGTGAACCAGCACCCCGTTCAAATATAGTCCATGTCGATAAGAAGGGTAATACTGTTGTACTGCAGGACGGAGAGCTCCGTATATTTGATAAAGATGGAGTCGAAATACCAGAGTATGTAGGAGAGAAGAATAAGCATGGCCGACAAAAAAGCAACAGGAGGTTCCGAGATATTCGATCTGACTACAGAAAGAATATTGACCTGACGCAAGGTGACGCCTCGCATAGTGTTGTTGAGAAAAGGGTAGACCGTGGAGAGATGCATCCCGATGACTTACGAACCATGAGTCAAAAGGAGATTGTTTCAGAGTACTCCGAGAACCCTGGAGAGGTTTTGATGGAGTTAACTGACACTCCTGCTACAGTAGACCACCTCCCAGAAATGTCCCACAATGACAGGATGATTGCCCAGCATATCACCAAAGTTAAGCCCCAGAGCTTTTATGATAATGCGGATAAAAACCTGGTTACCAGGGGAGACCGCAGGCTCGATGGCCAGTTTCAGGCTGCATGGTTTGACAGTAAGAACGGTGTAGCAATGGATGCTCTCCTGCAGCAAATTAATGCTGAGTTTCAAAAAGGCATGGATACAGGTAGTGAAACTATTAGCATGCATGAACTTACCGACTTCATGCTGAGATATCCTGGTGGAAAAAGTGAGTTCGTTGACACCCCTAACCCTGAGTATGTTGCCCTGGCCAGTAGGTTTTACGAGCTGACTGGTATGGAGCATACGCCAGCTCTATTACAAAGGGCTCAGGCTGAGCGGCAAGAGATTCACAATGCTCTATGGGAGAGAGTAGAGGAGGAGGTAAACCACAGTGCATTGGTGGACTTTGTTGAGAGCATGAGTGAGCAGGAGTACAATGATTACATGCAGCAACTAAGGGAAGCCCAGACCCCAGAGGATATGCCGATGGCACCTGACGCGTTATACATAGAGGGCGAACAAGGGGTTATTCCTGTATGGGAAACAGAAACAGAAGTACAAACCGAAAATTTACAACAAGATGCCAGAGAACCCCAACAACCCAGAGATGATGCACAGCTTGATGCCAGAGAAAGCCGCGAAGCTGAAAGACGAGTGGATAGCGAAGATGGCGCAGTTCCAGATGTCAGGGCTGACCAGCAGATTGACAGCGCACCAAGAGAAGCTTCGCCAGAAGCAGACGCCTCAGTTATAAAAGACCAGGCTGATCAGCTTCATTCTGAAAGAGTTAAACAAGAAAAACAAGCAAAAAATGAAAGCGACCGAAAATTACGAGATTCAGACCAGCAGACCCCTGGAGACGCAGCTCGCAGAGATTCAGATGTACGAGCGGATGAAAGCTCGAAAGCAATCCGTCAGCCAAGCGGTGTCGTGGATAGACGAGCAGATGGAGAGCGACCTCCCCTCGTCTGGCAGTCCAGAGACAAGCTCCCAGCCCCAACAGACCACGTAGCCNAGTCTCATTTAAATCAGGATGCATTAGAGCCTGATCAAATCCATGGTATCAATGCGGCACTCACGGCATTCTTAGACAAAAACCGAAAGGGTTTCTTATTGGCCGATGGAACGGGCGTTGGTAAGACTCGTCAGATATTGGGAGTAGCCAGTGAGTTTAAGAGGTTGTATCCGAATGAGAACGTTGTTGTTATCACTCAAAACAAGCAGATCATCCAAAACAACTTCAATGAGGATGCCAACGCAATGGATGTGTCATTGGGTGATTTCCATATCGGAACCTATGCCGACCTCAGGACTGGCAAGCTTCCGACACAGGCAGGTCTGGTCATCTTTGACGAGGCACATAACTTAAAAACCTTTGACAGCAAGCAGGCAATAGCAGCCAGGAATATCAATGCCAGGCATAAGATGTATGTCACTGCTACGCCTACAGATGTCAGCCACGGCTCCGCGTACTTCCTTTCCGAGATTTCCAATCTTACCCCAGAGCAGGTTTACAAAAAACTGGGCTTTGAGATTAAGCCTCTAAGAGATGCAAAGAACAGGCCTACAGGTGAATATATCCTTAGCGTCCAGCAGGGCACGTCTTTCCAGGATATACAGAACAACTTCATTATACTCCGAGATCAGATTATAGAAGCTGGAGGTATGTTAAGGAGAGAGTTCCCGTTCTACGGTAGCCTGCAGGAGACTAACACTCCATTGACGCAGACACAGATGGCTGAGCAGAGGCAGATAGAAGACTATTGGTATAATCAAATTGCTGAGGCTGAGGCTGCTAACGAGAGCGGAAGGATTCATCCCAGGAGAAAAGCACAGTTCATGATGCATTTAAGCAATGAATTGTCCAGATGGAATGAGTTAAATAAGTTAAACCAGGTTCTTGACAATGCATTAAAAGATATCAGAAATGGTAGAAAGGTAGTAATTTTATCCGAAGGAGTTAATCCGACATTTATAAAAGGTCTCGGACGCGAGGTTCCTGGTTTTATCACAGAGTTAAAATCCAGGCTCCAGGCCGAAGGTATTGATTTTGCAGAGGTTTATGGACAAGGGGATAAAGCTCTCGCTAACAGGAAGTTCCAGGAGGGCAATACGCAAGTGCTAATTGGCACTGATAAGTCTGCAGCTGCAGGTATTAACCTGGATGACACTTCTGGAAACAGTCCGAGGACTCTATACATAGTTACTCCGAGTTACAGTGGTACAACCATTGATCAGATGCTGGGGCGTGTATCCAGGAGAAACACTAAGAGTCCAGCTCAGGCGGTATTTATGTACAATGACTCTGCCAGTGATACCAGGAGGAAAGAGATTGTAGGCCAAAAGGTTGCGTTGTTGAAGGCCATCCAGCACGGAAGGGTTACAGATAATGTTAAGCTCGACAATGTACAGCAAGCTAAGCCAAAGGATACCAGGACTGGTGAAAGGGTAGAGCACACTGACCAGACCGTTCCGATTACCGACTCTATTGGCCTGGAGGCTATTTCAAAAAGAGCCTTTATTATTCGTGGAGACATTGAACATCTTATGCCAGAGATAAGAGAGCGTACAGGTCTCGACCCATGGAAGCACAAAAAGACTGGCATGTACATGTTCCCTATGAAACACCAGGATACGGTGGTTCAAATCATCAAAAATGATAGCGGACAGGGATTGCTGGCTTTGCGTGAAGAGGCACCTGAGACTTATGATGCCGCATCTCCTCATTTCAGGCAGACCGAGGCTTCGTTAATGCCTAAGCGGCCTATCAAAAAACAACATCTGGACTCTATAAAAAAACTTGACGAGATAACCCAAAGGGTTGTCTTTGAAAGGATTGGAGAATACGACTCATCCCTGGAGGCTATGTCTCAAAGACANCGAGAGGCAAAGCGAACATATGAGTCGGAGAAAAGAAGGCTCGGAGAGCGGTTTAACCAGGAACAGGCCAATCTATTTGGTGAAACTCCTGCACAGCAGCAACAGACTCTCTTTGATATGCCAGGCATAGACCTGGGCAGGGAGAATGTTCAGAGCATACTGGCTCCGTTAAAAGCTGAAATGGATGCTTTAAATAACGCCATCNACAATGCTAACAATCAGAGGGATGCGTTTGTAGCCGAGGCTGCCAAACATGCCAACAAGCAAACCTCCCTGGATTTGAGAGCCGAGACCGAAGGCCGTGCTCCCAGGTGGTTTGAACGTTTGTTTGACAGGAAGCACCAGAGGGTTGTGAAGGTTGTCGGTGAGATGAATGCCATAACTAATTTTACTGGGGAGCTTATTGTTGCCAGGTCAAATATTGATCTTATTGCCCAGATGAAGGCTCTCGGTGAGCATGAGTCTTACATTGAGTATTTAAGAAAGAGGCCTGTTGCAGGAGTTTATTCTCCTATCAGCAATAGGGTTTACTTAGTATCGGATGTTGCTGGTAGCACTCCAGAGGCTATCAGAAAACTTTGGATTCATGAGGTTGGAGTCCACTATGGTCTAAGGCAGTTATTCCCTGACCAAAGTACTATGGATAGGGTGTGTGAGCGCGTGTATGAAAGTGTCGGAGAGGATGGTTTCCGTGCTATATTTGATAATCCCCAGGGTTGGAAGCCTTATGCAGATAGAAGTCCAGCTCAAAAGGGTGACGAATATATGGCCAGGCTTGCCGAGAAAATGGATATGGGTGACCTGTTAAATCCACGTCAAAAAAAGGCCTGGGAGAGGATTATGGAAATTATCAGAGATGTATTGAATAAGGTCTTTGGTACACATACAAGGCTAACGGATGGAGAGATCAGGGATATTATTCGTGCATCTGTAGGTAAAGCCACCAGGACAAATGATAATACCGTTCAGTCTAATTCTGTTGAGGCCAGGATGGAAAGATTGGAGAGAAGGGCTAAGCAGGAGGAAGCATATACTTCTGGTAAGCCTGTACCTGTCTCCGAAGCTAATCCACATGCCACAGCTTTATCATTATCTATAGTCACCCCTGAGGGAGCCTTAAAGGTTGAGAACCAGCCTGTTAAAAAGGGAATGAGTGACTGGATTAAGTACCGATTTTCAGATGTTATGGTCGGTATGAAAAATATTCAGGATGCTATTGAGAAAGAAACTGGCACAAAAATTCCAGACTTTGCCAATCCATATCGCGCAGAGAACCATGCCAGGAGTAAGATCAAACATGCTTCCGAAAGATTTGAGGCCGAGGAGGGACACCTATTCCTGGAGTCCGTGAAAGCCATGACAAGGCTGGGATTGTCCCAGGAGCAGTTACATGACTATATGGTTGCTAAGCATGCAACAGAAAGGAATTATCAGAAGCGTGGTGAGATGATCGACGCACTAAGGAAGCGTCAGGAAGAAAAGATGTCTGCATTTATCAATGAGAACCCACTGGCAAAGAGCGAGTATGCAAACAGGGTGGTTACAGAGATGAATGAGACTAAATCCAGGATTGAGAATGAGATTGCTGATCTGGTAGCAGAGGGTACAGAGAGGGCTGCAGGGAAGATAGAGATGCTACAGCAAGCTCACGATGGCATTGTAAAAGAACTGGCCGAAACAAACGCTGAAATTTCTCGTTTGAACGCTGAGATTTCTTACATGTTAAATAGCAATGAGGCTCAGGTAGAGGCTGTCATTGAGAGAATTAAGAACAGGGATTACTCTGGTATTTCAGAGCTGGACACAGATAACATATGGGAGAGCCCAGATGAGCTTGCTCAAACCATGGTACATGAAGTAGAGGGGCGCATCCCCGAAGAAAATATCACTGACTTTTGGAATAATGCAAGACAGGTTACCAGATTTGCTCTTTACAACGCAAGGAGAGCAGGTGAGTTAAGTCATGCAGAATATACAAAGTATCACAATATGTATGAATTCTATGTTCCTTTGAGGGGCTGGAAGTTTGATACAAAGTCTGACATATTCCAGTATGGAGACGGCAGGGGGATAAGTGAAGTCTTTAATCCTGTTATTCGTAGGGCAAAAGGACGTGTCACTATGCCTGACAATCCCATCCCAATGATGATGAGTATGGCTCACAGCTCTATAGTCCAAAGGGTTAAGAATGAAGTAGGGCAGCATGCATTAAACCTGGCCAGGTTATACCCTGGTAACGAGATGGTTTACAGTAGGATTGTGTATCTTGTTGAACAGGAAGATGGAACCATTGTCGAGCAGGTCGAGAGACCACCGCAGGCACTGTTTGATCAGGATAGGGTACATGTACAAAAGAATGATCAACATACAAACAGGGTTGCTAAGAGGTTGTCCGAGGAGCATGAGATGACTGTTTTCGAGGACGGTAAGAAGTATGTTGTTGCTTTCTCTGACCCCAGTGTACCGAGAGCTTTTATGCACCAAACCGATGCATCCTGGGCGAGGGGTGTAGGTTGGTACACACGTATGCTGTCCGCATGGCTAACATCCAAAAACCCTAACTGGATATGGGCTAACCAAATCCGTGACGTTCAGTTCGCTGCTACAAGTCACTGGGTAAACATGTCGGCTAACAATCCTGGGTTTGTACGTCAGTTTTTAAAGAATACTCCTGTGGCAAGTAAGGCTATACGTCGCGCACAGAAAGGAAAAGCAGACCCTGTGGAAAATCATATCGACCGTTACTACCAGGAATGGCAAAGGGCAGGTGGTGAAACTGGGTACGTGCACATGTACAGTTTGCAGAACCTTGCCAAGAAACTGGAAAGAACAACAAGGGAAGCTGTTGAAAACAGAGGTGTTACAACACTGAAAAAGCTGTGGAGAGCTGAGATGGAGATCACTGAGACTTTCGCCAAGTGGTCTGAAAACACATCCAGGTTTTCTACGTATCTGACAGCAAGGCAACAAGTGAATGACGACGGCTCTCACAAATTCTCTGTTTCCAGGGCTGTAGAGCTGAGCAAGAATGCCGACGTAAACTACGACAGGAGAGGTCTTTGGACTAAGCACTTCTCTGCTGTGTATGCATTCTTTAATCCGACTATTCAGGCCGTGGCCAAGACCATTGAGTTCGCGAGAAACAACCCCAAGAGGTTTATGGCTGCATGGATACTATATAGCTTACGTGGATATGTAGAAAACATGATGTTTGATATGTTTGGAGATGAGGATGAGGAAGGCGTAAGGGATTATGACAAGACATCTCCATTCCTGAGAAGGTTCTATACCATGGTAGGCACGGGAAATATTATTCCTGGGTTTAACTCTAATCTAAGTATTCCAGACCCACACAACTGGAGAGGTGCCAGAGCTATTGGTGCAATTTTTTACGATTATCAGTCTGGGCGCATTGATGCAGACGACATGATTGCACAATCTATTGGTGCAATGGGTGAGGCATTCAGTCCATGGAGTCTCCAGGGATTCGTTAATTCCCAGGGAGAGCCCTCTATGCGTCCTTTGGTTCCGACCGCATTTACGCCAGCTTACGAGCTATGGGTAAATGAAAACTTCACTGGTAGACCGATCAGACCAGAGAGATTCAACAGGATTCAGGATCGTGACATGCCTAATGTTACAAACCACTGGAGCTTTGTTAACCCTGCTATTAAGAGAGCCACTTATGCCTGGTACGAGATGCACGGAGGAGATACGACTGCAGAGACCAAGTACTTCTATAAGGATGGAGAGCGGAGGTCTGTTCCGTGGCATGCTGATCTTAACCCGCACAACGTAGAACATCTTATAAATACTATGTTTGGCGGCAGGGGAAGATGGTACAACCAATTATATAAAACAACAGGAGGTATTGTACAAACAGTACAAAATATGTCTGATGCCGAAAGAGAAACCAGCTTTGCCGAGGAAATCAGCATGAACTTCACCATGTACGACACTCCCATTCTTAGCAGATTTTTCAGAACCCCCCTTACTGATGTTATCAACAGGGAGTATTGGGGTGCTGTAGACAAGGCTAACAGAGACAAGGTTATGTATGAGGAGTACCAAAGGCAGCAAAACTGGGACAAGGTACACAAGCTACAACAAAACAGAGCTTTCATGGAGTCCGTTGAGATAGCTAACAGGCATGTTGCTATAAGAGGGCTATTGGAAAGCGAAAGGGCTGCACGGGCTCAGGGAATGGATGTGGCTGCAGATATGATGCGAGAGATGGCAAGGGAGATGCAGATAGAGATCGTCCAGCAGACAACGCGCAGACCCCTCCCAGGGCAAACTAATGAATGGGTGGATAGAGTAAGGCAAGTATTTGATTAATCTTAATAGAAACTGACAATGGAAAGTATAGATTTCAATAAATTTAACCTGGATACTATCGGAACTCCTGAAATAATGAAGGAGTTTGATGAAAGGTATGGTTCAAAAGAGACTTCCAGAGGTATGGAGAGAGACAAGGGAGCCTCCGATGAAATGAAAAAGAACCAGGAGCTTCTTCAAAAGGCCATGGCCGACTGGAAAAGCCTTGCTGATTTCCGAAAGAGAAGAAAAAGATCACGGAGGTATGCAAGAGGTGACCAATGGTCTGAGCTGGTAAAAGACCCTGACTCCAAAGAGGGCAAAATGATCACAGAGGAAAACCTCATTAAGAAAAGAGGTCGGGTTCCTTTGAAGCAGAATGTTATTCGCCCTGTGATCAAAAACATTATAGGTCAGTTTCGACTCAACAAAACAAAGCCGATGGTTATGTCCAGGCGTCGAGAGGATGCCAAGGCTGCTGAGATGCTAACCATGGCTCTGTTGGCTGCAGAGAAGATGAATGCAACCAGGGAGCTGGATGCCAGGAACCTGGAGGAGTTTCTTATCTCTGGTATGGCTATCCAGAAGCAGGGAATGAAGATGTGGAAGGAGATCGAGATGGATGATCTGTTTCAGGAAAATGTTAATCCAAACAGGATATTTTTCAACTCTGATGTCTCGGATATCAGAGGTACGGATATTATCCGTGTCGGTGAGATCATTGATGCTCCAGTTGATGACATTATTGCTGCTTTTGCCAGCAGCCCAAAGGAGGAAGAGGTGATCAAAAAATCTTATAAAAACCTAAATACAGATCAGTTACGCGAAACATATGGTCTTTCTTCAAAAGCATTCGATGAGATTGATTTCCTGGTTCCTATGAATAATGATCGCGCCCGTGTTTATGAAATATGGGAGCTCAGAAGTGAATGGAGAATTTACTGCCATGACTACCTGCACGGAGAGTATTATTTTATGTCCTCTGATGAGCAGGCTTCTATAGAACAGGAGAATGCTCGTCGTATAGCCATGGCTACCGAGCAAGGGGTTCCTACAAACAGGATACCTCTTATCGAAGCAACCAACAGGCTTGCCCAATATTGGTATGTTAAGTATCTGACTCCCAGTGGAGAATGCTTATATGAAGCTGAAAGTCCATACGAACATGGGGAGCATCCATACAGCATGCTTCTCTATCCTCTTATTGATGGAGAGGTATATGGCCTGGTGGAAGATATACTTGACCAACAGAGGCACATCAATCGCATTATCGGTATGCTTGACTGGATTATCGGTAACAGTGCGAAAGGGGTTCTTATGGCTCCCTGGGATTCCGTTCCAGATGAAGAAAGTCCTGCGGACTGGGCTGAGAAGTGGACAAAAGCCGACGAGGTTATGTTCTATAAGCCGAAGCCAGGGGTACCGCCTCCTCAGCAGGTATCTGCTAACAGCGTAAATATCGGAGCCAAGGAGCTTCTATCAATCCAAATGACGCTTATGAAGGAGATATCTGGGGTTCATGGTGCTATCCAGGGGCAGGAGGCTAAGAGTGGAACGCCTGCTTCTCTTTACGCCCAGGAGGCTCAGAATGCTGCCATCAACTCAATGGACATCATGGAGATATTCTCCTGGTTCAGAGAAAAAAGGGATATGAAAGCATTGAAGATCATTGTACAGTACTATGACGACAGGCACCTAATCATCTCTGGTAAAGAATATGACGAGGAGCAGGCCTATTATAATGCGACTAAGGCGAGAAACTTGCAGTACGACCTGGTAATAACTCAAAGTGCAGACGCCCCTGTATTCCGTGCACACATGGATGATATGCTTTACAGGCTCCTGGAGATGGGCGGTATTGATCTGGAAATATTCCTGGAGAATACATCATTGCCATTTGCAGATCGGATACTGGAGGCTATTAAAGCCAGAAAGGAAGCTGCAGAACAAGGTCAGATTCCTGCAGGTATGGATGCTGGATTGCAGCAAGAGATTGCAGCAGAAGCGGATAACCACCTACAACAGGTACATCCACAGCTACAGCAGGTACTTAGAAGATAACCATTTTCCCGATCTCAGAAAAATGGTCAAACAAAAAAATGCCAGTATTTAATTATACTGGCATTTTTATTTACTTATTGATACTACGGTTTCACCCCATTCTTGTCGGGTTTTTGTCTGGATGTGCATCCATCATTTCCTCCAGCTTTTCAAAGGCCAGGTCGTATATCATTATGTCTTTGTATCGAGCAAGCTCATCATTCCATACGACATATTCTGTGCCTGGAAATCTGCTTCTGAGGTATCTTTCCACCGCTCTCTTGTCGATTAAAATTCTACCCTCTTTAATCTTATTAAAGGCACTGGCGGCCATTAAGAGAGCTGTAGTTAAAAACCTCTCATCCTCGTTGGCCTGCACCAGGGCTATAGCCTCCGAGTTCATCTCGGTTTCAACAGCGTCTTTTTTGGATTTCGATTTCACACGAACCCTGGGTTTGAATAATGATAGTACGCTGTCTCCAATCCAAACAAAAAATTCAATCAATGTTTTCATATTAATAGTGTTTTATGTTGAAAATGTGTTATTTACCTTGACAATATGTAGATAAATACGCTTGCGAATGAGAAAGTAAGCCCATAATAAACCCAGTTTATCTCTCCTGAGAGGTGTGCACTTACAGCAAGGATGCCAGATACAATAAGACCTGTACCCAGGACTGCAATAACAAGCAATGCGATCAAAATCTTTTTGAACCAGTGCATCTTTAATTTAAAGAATTCTTCAATTAGTGGCATTGTTTTTTTTTTGTTGGTTTATAATTCGTTTCTTTAATTTTTGCATCTTATCTTCCAGTTTTATAATCCTGGATGCATGAAGTTTTTGTCTTCTGTTGAGTTCGCTTGCTGTAGCCCAGCCAAAGATGATAGCAATGAGTAATAATATTAGCGTGAAAGTAAGCATGGTATTTCGGTTTTTACGGTGTGAAATACACGGCCTCGTCGAGCAAGTGTTTAACATTCACCCTCTTACTCATTACTCCGTGCCTCTTTAACTGATCTATCTCTCTGTTATTGAGAACCATGAGGTCTCCATTCCAGTCAGGGAGGACATAGTACCTCCTTCCATCAACGGCATGTCTCCTCTGGGCAAGTTTTTTTGCTTTTTTTATTGCCTTTTCTTCCCTACGCAGCTCCCTTCTTTTTTTCCACTGAGCCCACTTTTGAGACCATGCAGCAGTCCATTGAGGAGGCATCCACGAGGTTATAAAAAATATAAAGTTCCTACGTAATTGCTTCAACAGTTTACTCATCATCAATGTTTTTTTTCCATACCATCATGGCAGCATCTCTGCCATGCACATTTGTTCTATGCTCGTAGCCTGTGAGTTTCTGAAACTCCTCTGCAGTCATTTTCTTTTGATGCTTTTGGAGTCGAACAGGTATAAAAGGGATTTCATGCTCCTCGCAAAAATCTCTCCATATGGCAAAGTCTCTTTTAATGCTACCCGCACCCTGAGCTGTAGCCTTGAAGCTATTGTTACCCTTAAAAGGTACAAAGGTGTTTGGGTTTTCGCAGAAAAGGACGATCCTTGCCTTATTGCATGCAGCTTCAAATGCAAGTATATACACACGATTCATGATGTCATGTATTTTGCCCGCTGTCACATCCTCAAACTTCTGTATCTTTGGCCTCCAGACTGCTAATCCAGTTTTGCTGCCTGGGTCTATCCCGATAACAATATGGTTATCGGGTTCTTCGGTCATTTCCCTTAGGGATTCTCTTACCTCTCGGAGTTCATCTACATTCGTCTGCATTATTTACTCTCCTTTTTGGCAGTCTTTTTTCTTGACTTAATGCGTTTGTACCCAACCACATTTTCATTGCTGTCGAGAGAAAATTCAATCTCCCCTGCATGGCTCAGCTGGACAATCTTAGAATGCAGGTCATTTGCAATAGCTTCGGTTACATCGCTGAGCTCTTGCACCTTTTCATTCATCGCCGTAATGCGGTTGTCGTTTTCAACGGTCGCGTCAGCGTTGGCGACCACTGTATCCTGCATATCATGGAGATAGTGTATGAGGTCACTAACTACATCCCTCACGGTATCTGTACGATTGTACAGTTTCAGGATGTCCTCCCTGTGCTCTGCGATGTTTTCCCGCATAACCGTGATTCTTGAATTCAGGGACTGGATATTATCACCAATAAAACCCCAATAATGCTCGTCAGTTTTGAGATGTTTACCTACCCTGTAGTCAATGTCACGGAGTTCTTCTGAGATGGTATTCTGCCTCTTTTTAAGGAATAAGAACTCCTCCGCGAGGCGACCATGGGCTCCTGTGGTAGCGGAAAGACCTCTCCAGAGGGCAATAATAAACCCAAAGGCCACGATTAATCCGATAAGCGCAATTACAATAAATCCTGTTTGTGGTGTCATAATTTTAAGTGTTTAAGTGTTAATAAATTACCAGGTTGCTTCTGATATTGTTTTTTCCTTTTTCTCTGTGTTAAAAATAATATATGAACATGGTTCCATATAGCTGAGACATAGCCATAAGCCGCCTGCTGTCGTAATTACACAGTCGTCCTTACATCCATCCACTGCTTCATACTTCCCTGACTTTTTAATCTCAAAGGTATCCATCTCGTCACACGTAACCTCATGTCTTTCTGTGTATTCCGCGTCACGTAGAGCGGCCAGCATTCTATTGATGATCATTGTACGTGTTTGAGTATTGGTGTGAAAACCGTATAGTACGGGTACTTCATCCATAACTTTGTCAGGGTTCTCCCTGGTGAACAGGTTCGGATAATAGTCAGCAATCTCGTCGAGGACGGTCAGGAAGTGCTGGCCTTCCGTCTGTGACTCCTTTCTAAGGGAGTTAGTTTCTACCGCCAAAAGAGCATTACTGTAGAAAGTTCCTATTTGAGCTGCAATCCAGGCCACCAAATCCTGATCGAGGTGCCCTCTCCATACTGCAGCCACTTCTACCTTGCCTCCCTCCATCATCCAATAACGATCGAAGACTTTGATAACGGAATAGTCGGCTTTGGTTGTTCGTCCACCGATATCTACAAATATAGCATATCTGTTTCTGATAAATCGTAGTTTGTCTGGCATCTTCCATATTTGAAGCTTACCGTTGGCATCTTCATGGAAGCGGACATCTTTCAATGCATCTGCCCCTTTGACAGCTCTACCTATTAACTCACCAACATATGCAGGTTCTCTACATGTAGAGCGAGCATATTGTACGTAGTGCTGTGGGATGGCTCTACGTCCTGTACTCTGAAACGCCTCAACGTCGGTTGTCGGGAACTCTGACATCATCCTCCAGTCGGAATATCTTTCCCTCTTTTGGAAGTTAATGTACCAGGCTATTGCTTCCAGTGTGGCACCTTGCCTAAACTGTGACCAGTGATAATCGGTCATCTGCAGGAAAAGGGATTTATAATCATCCACTTTTCTACGGTACATTTCGATTACATACCAGGGGATAAAGACAGGCCTGTACCCAGAACCTTTCTTAGCAGCCAGCCATTCCCTATGGAAAAAGTTTCCTACACCTTTTGCTGTGCTCTCCAGAGCCACAAGCGTGAGTTCTATATCGGGAATACCTGCTCTAAGTGACTGGGCTAAATCTTCGGGGTCTCTGCCGTCCGTTGTTCTCCACAACCCAACCTCACTAAGGTGTATCATTTTGAAGTCAAATGACCTGAGGCTGTCGGGTTTCTGAGCAGAACCAATAGCGAGGAGTCCACCTCGTTCTACAAATATCTTAACCTTTGGACTTCTCTCGTATGGTTTAAGAGTTAGTGATGCCGCATCCTCTGGGTGTCTTTTTGCCATTCGAGAGAACATACCTCGAATGTTACGAGCCTGATCCTCCACATCTGCACATACGGCCAGATTCCAATTTTCTTTCCAGAATAATTGTATCCAGGCCATGTACATCTGTATCATGGTGCTCCCTCCCCACTGACGGGCTTTTAATAAGATAATACGAATAGGGTTTCCAGCTCTTCTGTCATCCTCCATTTCATTAAGGAGTATCCTTTGAGCGAGCCTGAGTTTAAATGGTATCTCACCACCTGAAATTTTGTCATAAATAACTACACAAGTAAAGCACCAAAACTCAAAGTCATACTGCAGTCGGACTTTCATAAGAAAATCCACAAACCCTTCATTAAGTTCTTCGCTGTATTCAATTTCAGCGACTTCGCAGAAATGCATAAACCCATCACAAGATAACATATCTTTCAAAACCTCATGTGTTTTCATCTCCTCTGGGAGGTGAACAACATGTCCAGGAGAAATCTCATACTTAAACCTGGGTATAAGACTCCCTTTGCCATTGAAGGGATCGTAGTGAAACCTAAGTGACTCATTACGAGCTTCATTGACTTCGAGAATGGATTTAAAATCCCTCTCTTTAATCATCCTGTTTAATTCGATTGGGTTATCGAGATGCATCTTTTTTCTCTTTAATCTTGTTTGAAAGGATTCTACCTACCTCGTGCGGAGTAAGATAATACCTGGGAGCTGGTGACATAGCTATCTTTTGGTACAGCTCTTTTCTCTGCATGCGCTGAAAACCACCTTGATCTTCCCTCATGATTTTCAGCATCTCCTGGTAGATTGATTCGTTTCTTTGTTCAATTAATTCCTGTCTTTGTGTCATGTTTAAACAGTTATGTTTTCTGAATTCGTTACAAAGATATGCATAATAACAATACAAAAAATGTTTTTTTGTTTTCCCAACATATTATTGTTACGATTTATATGCATCTTTGTTGCTGATATTTGCACATTGATGAAAAAAAGTATTAACTAATTAAAAAAGATCGACCTATGATTACAGAAGAAATGGGTGTAGCAGTAGATCAGGGAGTAGAGGCATTAGTTGAAGGTGCTGAGACTCCTGTTGATACTGTGGAAACCAATACAGGTGCCGATCAGGAAGCAGAAACCCCTAATCCTAATGAAGATGAGAACCAGGGGGAGCAACCAAACCCCGATGAAGGTGCCGATGATGGTCAGGAAGGCGAAGGAGACGAAGCCGAACAGAACCAACAG